CAGTATACATTTTTAAATTAGTAGCATTAAAAGTACCTAAATATTTAGTATCTTCATTTCTAGCAGTTTTTCTATATTCATCTAGAGTTGCTGCCTGAGCTTCAGGAACCCCTAAACTAGAAATATTCTTTATATGTTTAGGAAGGCCACGAGTTTCACCCAATACCTCATTATTTTTGATAAAGTCTCTCAAAGAAAGATTAAGATCTCTAATAAACTCTTTCTGTTGATCTGAAGTAAAATCAGAAGCCCCTGAGCCTTCACCTTTTCCACCTTCAAATATTGGAGAAGCCATAGACATGAGATTAATAACACGTTCTTGATGAGCATATCTACGTGGTTTTTTAGGATCAGCTATAGGAATTGTACCTACTAATTTACGCATGTAAGTTTCGTAATCACGTATATTTCTATCATAACTTGGATTAGCAGCTAATGCTACTAAAGGACTACTTTTAGGATCTCCAGCACCAGATATTAACTTTTTGAACATCTGATATATATCTTTAAATTCTACTTTCTCCATGCTTTTAGCAACATCGTAGGCCGAAACCCCAACATTTTCCATTGCTTCCATAAAATTATCTAAACCACCATGGGTTTTTGAAAATGCATCCTCAATTTGTTTATTAAAAGCACTTATATCATCTATTTGGCCTGTTTTCTTTAGTTCAGCCCCTCTAATCTTTGAAGCTTTCCTATACTGGCCTTTAATAAAACCAAGCGCCTCATCCTCTTTACCTGGGGCCGAAGCCAGATCTCTTAACATGTTTTCAGCTAAATTATTAAATTCTGTAAATTGGGAAGGATCTGGACGTATTCCTCCAGATTTAATAGTTTCAGCATATTTTTTATCTAATTTTAAGTTACCAGATTCATGCAGTTTCTCATAAAGCTCTTCAAAACCAGTCTTATAAACAGCAAATTTAGGTATTACTCTTTGGCTACCTTGTGCTGTTTCAAATGTTGCTGCACCTGTAGGGTTTAATCTGGCAGCAGGTAATGATACATTCCTAACAAGAGGACTTTGATCCACACCATTTTGTTCTGTCCATCCACCAGTTAATTTTTGAATTGAATCTATTTCACTAATGGTTTGCTTATAGATACTTTTTAACTGATCTTGGCCCAACTCTGTAACAGCATTTAACATCTTTTCAGAAATTCCGGGACCAGTATCAGTAGTTCTCTTTATTCTAGCTAGTTTTTTAACTACAAGTTCCGGTAAATTATCCCAGGATTTAATCTCGGCTTCAGAAAACCTCTTCATCCAACCACTAATTGCTTCGGGCAAACGTTGTTCGTTTTTAGAAACTAGATTTCTAAAATTCTGCTCTTTAAATTGTTTTATTAAAGATGTAGGTGTGCTTTTTGGATCAAAATCACCGACTGTCCTCCTCAGCCTGTCAATGTCTGCGATTTGCAAAGTCCATTGTTTACCAGACATTTTTTTATTATAACCAGAAGCTATTTTGAAATATTCATTAATATTCTGTTTAGCATGATCTCTTACTATTTTCCACTCATTTCCGCCAATCTTATTGTGTGAAGCTTTAAGCTCTTTATCAAGGGTATCAACTATATATTGCTGTAATTCAAATAAAGATTTAGAAAGACCTTTAACATTCTCACTAACAACCTTTCTAATTTCCTCTCCGCCTTTTGTAGTAACTTCACCATCTCTAGAACTTATCCCTGACATATTTGGATTAATAAGTTGCTTACCATAATTATAATAGTTACTACCTTGTGTTTTTGTATTAAATAAAGGAGAACCAGAAGGTAGACCTTGTGGTAGACCACCTTTAGAGGCCATACCATCCCCAACACCAGACCTTCCAGCTTGTTTCTTCAGTTTCTCTGTGGAATCAGCAATAATCCTAGAGGCCTCAGTAAAATTATTAGCAGTTTCTTTAATACCGTCTTTAATACGTTTAGCTTCTTTGCTTGCAGCCTTACTACTATCAGTAGATCTAGTTTCTACTATATCTCTTACAGAAGAAATAGCATTTTTTACGCCATCACTAACATAAGAAGAAAAAAGTTGGCCATCATAATTTGTGATCCCACCTTCCTTCCTAATTATTGATTTTAAAGATTCAACATCTTTACCTGCGGCCTCTAATTTACTTAGTAGCGAAGCCCCATAAGACTTAACCTCTCTAACTATATCAGAATTATCAGATGCTACCCCAATATTTTTTAATTCTTTCTTCAAGTCTTTAAGAGCATTAACAAGCTCCTTATCAGATGAAGTACTCTTTTTAGAAACTTTATTAAGAAGTCTTTGAGGAGCTTCCTCTAATGCAGAATTGAGTAATTCGAAAGCTTTTTGTACTTCTTTAGGAAAATGCTGATAATTTTCGGAAGAATGCACAGGGGCCATTTCCCGTTGAATCCTAGGTTTTAAATAACCATAATTACGTGATTTTACTTCTTTACTAAATTCATCAAATAGAGACTTGTAGTCTCCTTGCATAGTTGCACTTAAATCATTTAAATTCCCTTTATAATATTTTTTACCTTGAATATTAGATTCAAGGCTCTTTCTATCAGAAGAGTATTTACCAAGGACAGTGAAAAAATTATCAAGCGCTTTTTCTATATTCTCTATTCTTTTGTCGATACCTGCTACAGATTTAGATTCTTTGGTTTTAGCTTCTAAAATTAATTTAGTAGTTCTGTCCTTAGTCGCTTTATCTATATCTTTTTCTGCAGCCCCAGTATCAGCTACAACAACAGCTTTTACCTCTCTATCAGTTATATCACTATCAATTTTTTTCTTAGCTTCTTTTGTATCCGCTTTAGCAGTAACCTTGAACTCTTTGTCTTTAAATTCGGCCATGGCTTTAAGAACACCAGAATCATCAAACACAAGTCTAACTTTAACTATAGCGTCCGACATTTTAGATATCATTGAGTCAAACTGATCTACATATTTCTTCCACTGTTTGCTCTTAATAGCACCACCATCAATAGTTATTTTAGAGGCTGCTATCAAAACTTTTTCCATCTTATCAATGGCCTGTTCTACACTTCTAATATTTTTAGGATCTGCACCTTTAATTTGGGCCAATTCAGAAGAAAATTTACTAATAGCTTTTTGTAATGAAGAAATATCAGCTACCCCATTAACCATTTTATCAACAGCTTTGGCCAACTGAGTATTTTGAAGGGCAGGACTGGAATCAAGAGCTTTCTTAAGTTGATTAGCTATTGCAGTAGCAAATTTCTGTGGGTCGTCTTGGGCTTTAGCCCTTGTCTGACTAACTTTAGCAACCAAACCTTTTTTAATTTCAGCAGTTAAAGATTTTAATTCAGTAAGTACATCAGAAAAACTTTTCCTATAATCACTGGGTAATTTTTCAATGGCTGAAGAAACTTTCTTTACTGCCTCATGAGTATTTTTTAAATCTTTACCAATATTTTTTGTATTTGAAAGATAAGGTATCAGCTCTTTAAAATCTAAACCGCCACCACTAGTACGAAGGTTTCCAATAGCCTTAATAGCCTTATGTATCTCAGACCCAGAAGCACCTAAAGTCTTTACAGCAGACGACATCTCCTTGACAGCTGAAGTGAAATCATTTGGTATTGATGAGCGTGTAGCTTGTTGAGCTAAAGCTATAATAGCCTTTTCAGTAGAAGACTCTAATTTTATACCTTTTTGTTTAAGAGAAGATAATTGGGAACTCATTATACTCTCAACACGCTTATCCATACTAGCATAAAAAGAAGCAATATTTGGTTGCCTTCCAGCATTTCCTGTAGAAGTACCATACTTGGCTGATTTCTCTAAATGGCTAGTAGCCTGTCTAGCTGCTTCTTTAGCCACAGTAGATACCAAATTAGTAATATCAGCTTTAGATACACCAGTAGCTCCACCTGAAGACGTACCAATACTCTTGGATACAAGTCTCACCACTTCAGGCATAATAGCACGAGTTATATCTTTAGCTATCTCCTTTGGAAGACCTGAAAACATCTTCTCTAAAGAAGCAAGCATTTGTTTAAAATTATTATTATTTGAGATTTCTGGAGATCTACCCCCAGTTGTGTTTGCAGAATTTATGTTGTGTTTTACAACAATTTCATTGGTAGCCAAGATTGTACCCTCCTAGTTTATAATATACATTGCATATATTTAATCCTTTAATTCAAAAAATGTAAAACCCTATCCCCGCTTAACCTTCTTTTTTATATCAATTCTATCTTTAATTCTTTGAGACTCTCTTGGAGTACTATATTCGATATCTTGATATAATTCATTAGAAGCAGTAACAATTACTTCTTCCTGATCAAATGCTGACAATTTGCCAGTTGATTTTTTCTTACTTCTCCTGGACGCATCCTCCCTGTTCCTTTCCTCATAATATGATTTCATATATGCGTCAAGAGATTGATCGTCTTCTATAACCAAATCACTTGGTCTGTCTTCAGGCATCATCTGATAAATATTATCATAATAATTAGACCAATAAGCTAAACTCAACATGTCAGAAGTATATTCAGAAGTAGGTACCCCAAATAGAGGATCTGAAACTTTTTGACTGCTGACGTACCTTATTCTCCATAGATTATTTCTTGCGATAAATCTTACAATATTTGTCGGTAAGCCAAAATAAAACTTCAAAAAATCGGTAAGAATTTTATCCCTATGATTTATATCTTTTGTACACTTAAATGATTTAAAATCTGGCCAATAAAGCTCATCATTTTCATTAAATGTACAAGCCCAACAAAGAAATAATGATCTTTCTTCATTTGCCCTTACTTCAGCAGACATTGATAATTTAGATGATTTCTTAAAATTTAACTCATTTATCTCTGTCTGTATTTCATTTATTATTTTCTTTATTCTTTCTTGATTAGCCTTAACTACTGTAGTTTTAGCTAAAAGAACTTTTTGCCCTTCTAATTTAGATTCTAATCTATTAAGTTTCTTCTGATCATCCTCTGAAAAAAGTTCCCTAACATCAATTAATTTTTGTAAATCCTTTTTAAGAAGGAGGCCGCCTTTAACGGCCTCCTCTAGTTCATTATCATATATAATTTCTGCTTTTTGCTTTACTAAATTATCAGGATACTTAAAAGTAAGAAACTTATTATCTATACAAACCAATTTTTTGCCCGAGCTTATATTAATTAAATATTTCTCTACTTCATCCTCATTAAGTAGCATTTTTTAACCTTTAGAATCTTTACTCTTTTCTGGCTTTTTAGACTTAGTTTTCTTTTTACTAGCTGCAGGTTTATTTTTAACAACTGCAGGTTTTTCATCTGCAATTGGTTTTTCTTCAGAAGATGGTTCTGAATCAATATCTTCCTTTTTAGCTTTATCTTCCTCTTCCAATTCGTCAGCAGCTTCTTGTGCAGCTTTTGAAATAATCTCAGCCTCTATCTCTTTCATAGCCCGTGCTTCTGGTGTTTGTTCCAAGAAATCAGAAGAGTATCCTTGTAAGAAAAGCATAACTTCATATCTAGCTTTCATAGAAAGGGATTGATCTTTCACAGCCAAAAAATCTTCATATTCTGGCCAAACCCGATTCCCCTCTTTATCTTCAATAATACAAGCAGTTAAATATTCTAAACGGGCATCGTCTGATATCTGTTCACAAGTATTAGACATAGGTCCACTTAATCGTTGATTCCATTGAAAAAGCTCTTCTCTACATTCAGCTACCTGAACTGCTAAATCAGCTTTGTTTTCATTATCAGTAGAATCATTTAAAGCCAAAATTCTTCTATTGAGCTCATTCTGTAATTCACGTACCCTCATATTGTAATCGTTACCAATAATTCCTCTTCTTTTCAGAATGTCAGTCATTTCAGCACTAGTAACAATACCTTCATTTAAACATCTGGTATAGGTTTTACTATATTGCCAATCTGCACCTCTAATATCTTCAGCACTGGGAGTACTAATAAAATACTCTGTCTCCTCATCTGGACCAACAAAACTTCTCCTATCTTCATTTACTTCAACCATATTACTTTTCTCCTTTTCCATTAATTTCTAAATTCAATAACCTCTTCGGTTACTCTGGTATAATTAACCTCAAAATCATCGAGGTCTCTTTCTAAACTTCTCATACAATTGTTTCCTGCCCTTAAAATCTTCGATCTTAGCTGCTTGAAGTTATCCGGCGGGCAAGCCACATGAGCAAAATCCAATGATTGTTCCATCATCCTAGTCACTTCTTTCTTAATAAGTGCCGTTAATTTTTTTCTGCTATTTTCAGTACATTTATTTTCCATATCCCTTTTACTACCTTCCTTTATATCTATTATTAAGTTACATAAATGGGAGGGGAAAATTTCCCCCCCCCTTATATGTTTTAAACGTTACGTACAATACTAGATTTAACAGTGGCGTAAGAAACATCACCTTTAATTACAAATAGATCATTAGTGGATCTAAAACCAAAGGTCTGGGTAGCATTAGAGCCTACATCCAAAGTCATACCTTCGTCAGTGATTTTTAGATTCTTAACAACAACAGTTTTTAGAGCTCTCTCAGTGTCTCCACCTGAATAGGTAGACATTGCACCATCAAGGAAATACTCCTCACCATCTAGTTCTGAACCAGTAAGAACCTTACGATTATCGTGGGTTCCGCCAGCTTCCTCATCAGTCTGCTGAAAAACCTTAGCAACCAAAATTAGATTACTTTTGTTCATAAGATCAGCAAGATCGATGTCATCTACTGTTTCTGCCTGGTAATCATCTAGAAGTCCTGCAAACTTTGCCCAGTTTTCCAAATCACCAGCAGTAGAATCAACACTCATAGTAATTGGGATAGGTAGAGTTAACGGTCTATCATAAGGACCTAAATGACCAAGTTCTGCAAGTGGCTCACGAGTAAGATCTGCAGAAATGGAGGCACTGGTTAAGCGCCAAGCATTTGTATAATCAGTAGCTGCAGAATCTGGATCTACAATATAAACTTCTACCTGACCCTGTCTTAAAGCACCTACACTATCTGGTCTTTCAGTAGGTTCTTCTAGAGGTGTAAAATATTTATTCATTGAGCCAGCATAAGCATCAGCAGAATAGACTAACTGAATTTTATCTCCATCAGCTGGAGCTTTTGCCCCGGTCGGGAAATAAATAGTATGTCCTGTACCAGTGTCGTGATAAACATAAGTATCAACTGTAGAAGTAGAACCAACTGCAATTTCAACATTCTCCACCTCGTTTTCACTGGAATCCCACCAAGTTACCGCAGGGGCACCATTAGTATCTTTTCTCAAGAAACCAATACCAGCTGTAAGTACAGCTACATCTTTGTCATCTGCTAAATCCAAAGTAGCAGAAGTTGCGCCACCAGAAACGGTAATTTCCTGATAATTAACAAAACGTCCATCATTCAATAACCACATCTTATTATCTGTTTCTGCTCCGTAGTTCTCAGTAGCATTAGCTCCAGTTGAATAACTAAGTTCAAAACTGTTGATATAAACTTCATCAAGAAACATAGTTTGATCAATATTGTCAGCCAATGTACCAATAGAACATTCGTCCTGTACTGGAGCCCAAAGCGTAACCCCAGTAAGGTTACCACAAGTTACCGCAAAATCTGCGAGAGCTACACCATGTAAATAGGTGCTCCCACCGGCAACCAAGTTAGCATTACTTGAAGTAGCGGTAGCGTCCATCATAATTTTCGCTGGAGCTACTTGTGCAAGTACTGCAAGAGTTTTTACATCACCAAAATCATTGGTATTTAGTGTTACACTTACTGCAGGGCATACTGTTACTTATAAAGACCTCAGCTTTACCTGTTAGGCGGGGAGGCTCTTCGGCACTCCCTCTTGGCGTCTCCGCCAAGTTCAGACTGTATCATCACCCTTATTTAAGGGGTTTCACACATCAGTCGTTGAGGAACCCTATAAAAGGTTTCCTGCTGATTGTCTCTATCTTTAAGATTTTCACTGCCTTAAGGCTAGTACCTAAAGCTTAACGAGAGTTTCCAGCATATCGTGAAATTTTACATATTAGTTACCTAATAAGGATGCCTACCTGACATCGTCCACTACGTCGATAATATCGAGATGCATTTTGTTAAAGCAAAATCGTTACTTTTGCTCCCACCTATGTGGCTTATAATTTCTTATAAGTTCAGACTATATCAAGTTCCTATTACACTAGGAACCTCCCCGTTTCGATTCCACTTAGAACCTACGGCTTTCGCCTAGTCGTTGAACGTTCCTTAAAATATTAAGGCTTCGCTGCTGATTACCCTCATCTCTACATGTTAGGGAGTTCCAGCAATTAGAGGAGTTTCAACATATCATTACTGATATGAAGGGCCACTTTGACCAAGCTCGAATCACATCTGTTACTTGTAAAGACCTCAGCTTTACCTGTTAGGCGGGGGTGGTACTTCAACCTCCCCTCTCATAGTCTCCTATGAGTTCAGACTATATCATCACCCTAATTAAGGGGTCCGGCGTGTAGTCGTTGAGGGGTTTCCATATTAAAGGAAACTTCCCTGCTGATTGCCCAATCCTAACATTTTTCAAACATTCACGCTTATCGTTTCTGATTACGTTGTAGTAGTTAGGCTCTAAGGGGTTTCCAGCATATAGCCAGATTTTTTTCCTATCGTTACCGAATAGGGGACACATTCAAGTCTATGTCCTCGCTAGTAAATGAAGTTGTAGTACCAAGAGACTGAACTCTGTAAAGTACCTCACCATTTACCCAAACACTTTGTGATGCATAAATTATTCTGTTACGTGCCATATTTTTTATTTCCTCCTGTCAATTTTAAATAGCACTCAGGTTGGTATAAAACTTCCTTATTTGCCCTTGATATGATGAGGCGTCGATATCGTCAGGCAAACCTTTCCTTTGTCTTATTAAATTTTAAATTTCCACAATCCCAGATTCTATTCCAATTTTGTGATTTTCTAATTTCCCATTCTGTCATTTCTTTAATGTCTTCTTTTGTTTTCCTTAAAGAAAAACGATGATATCTTTTAGTATTATTTTTAAAATACCAGTAATTAGGTTTAGTAGTATTAATATAGTCAAACCCCAACTTATCATATAAATTACCATCAGACCATCTTCTATCAGCATATGAAAAAATCTCTGACCAGTCATAATTCCTCTCAAAATATTTCAAGAGTTTCGATGCTCCACCAATAACCCTAAAACCTGATTTAGAACAAAACCTAGATAATTCCCATACATATTCTTTACTAGTCTTCTGTCCTTTACTTAATGATGGTTTAGCAAATGTCATAACTGATACTAATTCATCCTTTAAAAATAAACCTAATCTTGTATTACTAATAGCATAGCCTTGTATATGATTATCAATACAAAACTCTTTTGCTACTTTACTACTTATTTCTTTAACAACACAGTTTCTTGCATATACTGTAGTTAGATTATTATAATCAAATAAAAGATTTCTTAATCTATTTTTAACTATTTCAGTTTTACTCAACCATTCATCTTCAAAAATAGTTATTAATTTGTAGCCCCTCTCTAAACATTTATCTAATTTAAGTGAATGATATTTTCTATCCTTACCTAAAATTTCGGAATGCCAGTATAAACCACAGTATTCAATAGCTATCTTTTTAGAAGGAATTACTATATCTAATTCATATGGTTTAATTAAAAGTCTATCATTAGTTCTAAAACTAATATCGAAACTCTTTAAGAAATCCTGAATTTCTTTTTCTGGTTTTGAAATTCCTATCTCGTTACATTTAGGGCATCTTGATCCTTTACTTTTCCAATTATCCCAAGACACTTTATATTCATGTTTGTTGGGACAAATAAGTGTTAATTTATATTTATTACCTAAATACTCTTTATCAATAAGTTGATATCCTTCTTCCGCCAAATTTTCTTTTATATAATCAGTAGAGTATTTACTAGTACCAAAGCACACTGAACATCTATGACCTATGCCCCAATTATTCCAATTAATACTACCTTTATGCCCTTTTGGGCAAGTATAATTAAATTTAGTAGCACTATTAGTATAAGTAGTACTGTCTAATGTATATCCCTCTTTAAGCAGTTCTTTCCTAACATGTTCTATTGTTAGTTTTTTATTCCCAGAACAATAAGCACATTTGACTCCTTGTCTTAAGTGATCAAGTCTCATTTGAGACTCATTACCACAACTACATTTGAATCTAAATAACTGCCTTGAATTGATATAAGTATCAGTAATCAACTCAAAACCCTTATCCTTAAATTCTTTCCTTACCTTTTCAATAGTCAGTTTTGCTGGCATATTATTTCCTTGTATATATTTCTACTTCAAAAGATATTCTAGATCTGTACGCATTTAAGTCACTCAACATGACTTCATTCCTACTTAACGACATAACCAGAGGTAAATTAACGTGCCTAGAAGAAACTTTTTGAAACATCATTCCTCCGTGTGTGACACTTGTATTATTTAATGTCGTTCTATTAAATAGAGAGGTTAGTTTATTTGGATTATCTTTTCTACCATAAAAAGTCCCATCAAAATCTAAAACATCACCTGTAGGAAATTCATAAATTGGGGCACTCTTATTATATAAACTATCATGTATGGCTTCTACAAGATCATTTCTTTCAGATGTATTAGATGCAAATACATGTATATCAACTTTTCTATTAACCTTCTTTCCCCCGCCAAACTGATAACCATCTTTATCAGTTCCAAACATATCTATTACAACTACTGGTGGATCTGAAGCTTCTATAGCTGCCCATTCATCGACAACACTTACATAATTCCAATAATAATCAACATATTTAGGTATCACTGAATTAGTAGCCAAAACAACCCTACCATCAAGATAATCTATTACATATGGAACCCCTGAAATTGTTTGTAAGTTACTGTCATAAACTATAACTCTTTCCGATTGCTCTGGAGTACCTATACAAGATGCACCATGTGCATCAGTACCTGAAACCATAACAAATTCAGGATTACAAGTCGGTAATGAATAAATACAATCACCGTACTCATCATATTGTGGGCAATCAAAATAAACCCAACCCCTTCCCCTATCTGTAGGACTAGGTAAGGTAGAAGTAATAGCTTCATAGACATATGTACCAGTACAAGACATATTAGACATCAATTGTAGAGGCACCTGTTCTTCTTTTTCAATAAAATCTCTAAGTGCGGTGTGTTTTATATGATGAGATAAACTTAAATCTTCCTTCCTCAATGATTGCATCATCTTACCCCCTTATAATAATCTAACATTTTGCTTCTACCTTTTCTTAAGGCCTCATCTGACCAAAATTCGATATTATCACTTACATACTCTTCTGCCGGACCAAAAACCCTCCCATATAAAGGGGGTGTGTTTGAAAAAGGAAATCTAACTAGTTTCTTTTCAAGAACCTCTTTTTCTTTCTGTCTAACCTTTGGAGTATATCTTTCTAAATATATTCTATCCTTTTTAGGAACTGATGGATCTACTGGTTTATTATTTACTACAGTCTTACCGGTAATTTTTTCCATATTCTCTTGTGATATTTCAACAAACACCCCTACTGTACCTTCTAATATCTGTTCTACAATTTCTAATTCAGAAAAATCAAAATTTTCCATATCAGGTGTGTGTATTTTTACACTATTTTCTCCAACCTCTATATAATTAAAATTCTCAATTCTATCTTCAAATTTCCTGCTATATAATATAGGATCTGTTTTACTATCTGGATTAGTTACCATGGCCGATAAAAGATTAAAGCCATCCATAATTAAATACTTAATATTCTCTACCTCTTCATTCAATACTTCTTTTAATGCCTCTAATACAAAAGCATCAATGTCTTTAGCCATCTTTTTTATTTTACTTTCAACACCCATTAATACTCTTTGATTACCTCACCACTATCTAATTGAGGCTTTTCAGTAGTAAAGGCTACAATTATTAAAGTAGTTTGATTACCTAGCCCTCTAACAGTGGGTGGTTTAGACAACTTACACTCTATACCATCAATCTCAAGCTTATCACAGTTCTTAAATATGTCAAAATATTTGGGATCAGTTTTTAATCTAACTACAGTAGAACCTTCAGTACCCGCTGGTGTAAAAGTTAAATTATTAGCACTATCTTCACTAGGATTCCAAGTAACAATACAGTCCACCCAAACCTTCCTAGGTATTTCTATATAACCCTGTCCTCTACATATTGGGCAACGGCCAGCCCTAAAGTATTTATAACGCAGATCTGTTCCACCAGATGCCTCATATTCAGCCTGCTTATCTTTAGCTTGGTTATAAGACCATTTACATTTTCCAGAAGAAGTACCAGTAAATTTATCAAAGAAGCAATTAGCACACTCATTCTTTATAGGTTGTTTATAAACTAAAACTTTCCTACCAAGACCTTTAATAACATCCCGCATAGATTTTCTGTATCTTTCTTTAGTTTTAAAACTAATTCTTCCTCTCATATTGACTCCTATTAATATTATATATAACTTATACTAATCTATAAGAACTCCGGTGATGCCGTTCATTTTAAGTGAATTAACTAAATCTCTTAATTGTTTTATTAAATCATCTAAAATAGCCTTTCTTATCTTTTGGCCCGACGAAGGATCATAAGACGTTCGGTCATCTACAATACGTGCCCCATCCTCTGCAGCATCTTCCAATAACTCTTTTCTAATCAAATCTATCGCTGTCTGTAACATATATGCGCTAGATGTAGCTGTAGTTTCAGTCAATCCAACAGGAGGAGGACAGTTATCATATGATTCCATTATCTCCCTATCAGAATGGCGAAAAGTATAATAATAGACATCGACTCCATGTTCCACTTCTTTAATTTCACTATCCCCACACAAATTTGTTATACCAGAACATATAGTACAAGTAGTATCTATAAATTCATTAAACTTTAATAATTTGTAACCATTAACTGCAGGATTTAAAGTATCTGTGAAGGTCTTACCACCCATAGTTATATAAGCAGGCCATCCCTTTTCATCCATTTCATAAGTCCTTCCGTCAGGATGAATAGAGGACAGTGCCTCTTCTCCATACTCTCTTCTAAGCCCCAAAGGATCTCCAATATAGAGCCTTATTCTATCAATTATTCTCTGATCAGCTGTACCATACTCTACCTCTGGTGGAAATATAGGATCATAATATAAATCACCAGTTTCCCCTAATATAGGATCTGACCAACCACTATAAGAACCAGTAGAAGTACTATAATACCTAGAACTATACCAATCACTATAATCACCATCATAATCATAGGTCTGATAATTACTTACACCAGCTACTAAATCTACTGGTACTGGATAACCAGTAGTTCCAGATACAGTAACCCATTCAGTTAAACTGGCTATACTACCTACTGGAGTATCTGGCTGATCAGCCTCATCACCGGTATATTTTATAATTTGTATTTGATCATAAACCTGTATTATTGTACTTATGTTCTCTACTGTAAAATTTAAACCTATCATATCCTCACCACCTTATAGATTAATAGGACCTGGAAAATTATCTACTATTTTAGCCTTAACTTTAGGTGTAGAAGATATATTCACATTAGTCCTCATTGTTTTATTTCCAACACCCTGTGTCCCCATATCAGGTTTACCAACAGGTATAATGATAGATGAACCCAGTGTAAGCATTAATTCATCCATCCAAAAATCTAAATGTTTAGTTAATATGAATCTAACAATGTCAATAGCTTCTGAATTCATATTAAATACATGTAACGGTATTACAACCCTTTACCAATCTAAAATATTAGAATAATCAATATAATTGGCCATTTTAAGTGCATTACTTGATCCACCACTAGAGTTTTCAAGCTTTATTACAAAATCCCTACCAGATTTCCATGTTCTTATATTAACCCAAAAAGAAAGAAAATCAAAATTATCAAGGTACTTCAAAGTATTATTTGTAAAAACCATTTCTGTATCATTATCCACATCAATTACAGACATACCATTAGTTCCACGGTACATAGCTACTGGGGTCTCAACACCTTCTCCAGAATGAACCCAGTCACCATAAATATCAGCTTCCCCAGTACCATTCCAAATATAAGAAACAGTTTCTAAATCTGGGCAATCGAATGTAGTTGTCCATAAATTATACCCATTTGCTACTAACGATCAAATATCCATTAGAATTCACCACCCATCATGTAAGGCAGATCTTGATCTTCAGACACATAATGAGCATAACTAATACCTTCGCTAATTGGATTTTCCCAATTATTATCCTCATCTGATTTTATTTTTGTTATAATGTAATCTGTTTTACCTAGCGGAACTTTACGTGCTATTTGTGAAGGAGTTCTATCTATATCATCAGTTGTTCTGATTACATCCTCTACTGATACATTATAAGGTCTATGTGATTTTGCGAGGTCATAAATATTTTCTTCATGTATAACTATCTCTTCTGCGCCGGCCAAAAACCCCAAAAAAGCATACTTAGTAGATTCTATAAAGTCGTCGTTATACAGACTGGTAATTTTAGTTATACTGGATTTCCCCATACACCGTATTTTAATATTCCAGTCATAAGCTTCATTCCCACTTAAATCTAAATCAAAGAATTGCCCCGTTTGCCGGGGCTGTATGATTTTTTCAACATGGTTAGTACTCTTTTTTCTTAATATAATCATGTTTTAACCACCCAAATTACATATCGGTGCAATTAAATCTCACTAGAGTGAGAATCAAATTACCTTGAAATCTGTAATTCCTTTATTCTTTTTCGAATAATTCTACATAAACTATCTTTATTAGACAACTGGTTAGCCTCTTGTAAAGAATATTTAAGTAAATTTAAATCAGTAATCTTTGGTAATTCTTCACGAGCTTTCCGAACTGTCAAATTAACAATATCCTCCACCTGCATACCTTTAGAAACCATAGGTGTAACACTAGAATTACTTGTTTTCTTATTACCTTCTTTTTCTTTTTCAACAGCTTCGGATTTAGCATTAGTATCAAAGACTATCTTCCATTTATTAACATTCTTCAGTTTTACATTTGTAAGCCAATTAATAAACTCATCGTCTGGCTCCATATTATACTTCTTACCATACTGCTCATATAATTCATCAAGCGGAACTTCACCACCAGGTCTAATAGCTCTTTTCATAGCATAGACCCATTCTGGTGATATATTTTTTACATATCCATTCATTTTACTCTCCTTTTCTAATTATATTTCCCTTTTCCTATAAATTATTCTTTCATCCACGAACTCTATCTAATACAAAGTGAAAAAAATTGGACAAACGATGTACAACGACTCCTGTTATAAAAAAATAGGCAAAATTATTTTCAGTAATTAATAAAATTAAACCAAAAAAACTTGCCCATACTGAAAAACAATAACCACAATCAAGTAGATTATGGATAAAATTAAATGCTTTTTTGCTGCGCCTATTAAAAAACCACTCTTTTATTGGACTAAAAATTTCAGATTTAGTAACTATTTCAGTTACAGCTTCTGTAAATATTACTAAAGTAATAAGCTCTAATATCAATTTATACTCCTCTATTATAAAGAATGGTTAGTTAAATGTATATAGGTATGTTCTATGACCACAATCCCATATTCTATTATAACCTTGTTCTAAACGAAGTTCTAATTCAGTTTTACCTGTAAGACGTTCTTTAGATGTTTTACGTAATGACATATTTCTATAACGCACACCAGATTTAAAGTAATGTGGGGTATATTTAGTCTCTGATAATAAGTTAAACCCTAATATTTCATAAACAGGATTAAAAATATTTGCATATCTCATATCACAATAAGACTTAATGTTATCATATGAGTTATTTATAGCATAAGAAACTACATATTTAAATAATTTACTTGCCCCGCCTATAACAGTAGTACCACTAATAGAACAAAACCTTTTCAATTCCAAAGTTTTTCCTAAATTAGCATGATTTCTAGTGACATTACCTACAGACATAGCAGCTACTAATTCACAATTATAGTATAAACCAAAAATCTTTCTGGCGGGACAAAATCCTTGTAGATGATTTTTATCAAAAAATTTAGAAGCTATTTTATTAGGTACTTCATGTACTACACATTTTCTGGCATAAATACGATTAGATACCCTACCTATAGCTTGTAATATTCTAGATATAACAAGATCAAATTTTTTATTTATTTCATCCTCAAACAATGTAATTAATCTTATACCTTTTTGCTTACATGAGATCATTTTATCATAATGATACCCACGATGTATATTATTTGCTGTGTCTGAATGCCAATAAAGTCCACACACTTCTATAGCTAAATTATATTTAGGTAAATACAAGTCAAGTTCTTTAGGGCCTATCTGAGTTCTATCGTTGTATATAACTTCTACATCAGGAAGTTTACATTCAAAAAAATCTCTTATTTTTTGTTCTAATCTGGATATATAGTTATTTTGGCTATAACAAACCATACACCTATTACCAGTACTATCACTTAAATCTCTAAAATTATGAAATGTGGTTCCCCACTCATGGCCTTCAGGACATCTCAAAAGTATCTTTTCTTTAGAATTTACATATTTATCAGATAATAAAGTATAACCACGATCATTAATATCACATCCATAATCACCACAATAGATCTTTTTAGAATAATATGTAGTAAATTCCATACCACAAGATGGACATACTCTTGTATACTTTTTGTAATTATTTTTAACCCTACTTCGTTTTCTATCGCGTTTACGATCTGCTAACTTTCTACCCTCATCTTTACAATCAATACAATATTTTTGTTTTGGGCTTGTAGGATTATATTCTTTACCACAAAGTTCACATAACTTACTTTTATAACTCACCATATTATAACCTCGTATATAAACATATTAATAAACTAACACTTACAATATAAGCACTAATTTATATAAGTAAACACTAAAAATCAGGATTTTTTAGTAACCCTGATTTTTAGTGTTACATTTATATATATGTTATATCAAAAAATATACATAATAATTATAGTGATCTGTCGATAACACCCATACCAAGCATTCTACTGTCAAGGCATGCAAAACCGATTTCAGCCCATCCAAAAAATCCCTGTTTCTGCATACGTAAAAGTGTTGGATCATCATGAGCTTCATATTCTTTACGAATAGGCATAACAAGAGAATCATTAACACTGTGATCAAAACCAAGAATCTGGGTTTCACCAAGAGTACCTACGGTACCATCAGCATTAGTAATATTTGGATTATCAAGGCTATAACCATTATAATCATTGGAACCATCTGCAATAAACTTACCATAAGCTGCAGTGTTACCATTAATATTATAAAGACCGGTAGCACCTAAATGCTGAAGTTCGTGAAGAGTTACATTCCAAATACTTCCCATACCGGAAGCCTGGAAAATTTCTCTACGAGTTACTGGGTCAATATCCGTGTCGCATAATGTTAACTGCATGTCACCATGCAGATCAGACTATATCTTTATCCCTACACATCATAAGGATAACTAGCGCTTACAAAAGCATCAAACGGCTTAATTTTATATTTCATACAATCAACTAAATTTACAAAAGGACTAACTATATTAACGAAATTACTTATACTGTCTTTTTTTCCTGTTGACAGACAATAGTACTTTTTATCTCTAGTAATATTAAAATAAATAGATTTTTTTTCAAAATACTCTTTCATTATTAAATGCTCATTATATGTAAAATTTGAGGTGTGTAGTCTTAATTTCAAAGCCCTTATAGAACCATCTTTTCTATAAGAATGAGGAATCAAACTTCCATCATCCATAAACAAAATACTCAAACCTAAATCTGTTAATCTATTTAAAATTTTAGATGTCACTCTTTTTTTGCCTAATGCATAGAAATTTTCAAAAAGATAAACTAAGTTTTTAGAGCTTTCTACTAATGATGTTTTTTTATAATAAATAAATCCATCATCTTGTTTACTTCTATCAGTAATTAACTTCCCAAATTTAACATAAGATTTAATAATAGACTCTTTCCATAACAAGTAATCTAATTGCTTAGGGCAATGTGAAGTGCTCATTTGTATCCTACTTCTTCTACGAGCACACATACCTTCAAACTTTTTACTGGTTACTAAATATCTATTCATTGAAGAGTCTCCTAACATCATACCAATTATTACTCCATTAGCTTGATGTTTAGATTGTACTATTAACTCGTTATTTTTTGTAATTCTTAAACCTTTTATATCATTATAAGCCATTTGTTGCCTCCATTTAGTCGTTACACCTTTACTTTTCAGTACTTGGCTCGGGATTGTCTCAATTATTTGAGAGTTCTTCCGAATTCACTAGTTTTTCATCTACTCGTTACCGAGCAGCGGGATCGTTTAATTGGTCCATTCACGAATATCAGCCGCATCTTCTGGCGATACATAGAGATCTGTAAGTGTTCTACCGATTCTCTTAAATCCAACAATCATCTTATTAATTAGCTCTTTTGACAGATAACCTGCACCCTGAGCTGTAGGGTTAATTTCATAAATTGGTGCCGGCCTAGAACCTAATAGACCTTTACCACTAAAAGCCGAGGTTGCTGCTGGCATAATTACACGCCAACCACCAAATCTGTTACTTTTAAGACCCAAATTTATTTGGGCGGGGCAAAATTTCTTTTACCCTCTGTGTGTCTCCACACAGTTCAGAACATACCATCTACTCATTGAGTAGCCACTTGGTGTTCGTTGAGAACTGGAGTAATTTTATGATGCATACATTTAGGTAATATATCTCTTATTGTATTAAAAAAATTAATATCTTTTCTTGCTTCAGTAAATATAATTCTGAACTTATCTTTCTTTTCTTCTCTAACAGTTATCCTACTCTTATAAAATTTAGAAAAAATATCAGCCAAAAAATAAACTTCCTTCTTTGTAAAGCTATCAGTACAAAATCTGATACTGTTTTCACATAGATTTCCATCATCACCGATCAATGTCGCAAGTGCTATTATGTCAAAATTTTTATCTATAAAATCAAAAGGCACTGTTTTAATTCTATCAACATAAAACTCATTATGCAGTTCAGTTAAATATGGGTGAGTGTTTGTAGACATAGCACATACTTTTTGTATATTATAGTATTTTTTGCCTCCCTTACCATCTGGCATAAGAAATTTCTTTCCTCTATCCCTATTCCACATATTGGAGGTTGTAAATGGTTTAAGATTATAATATTTCCATTTTAACCATTCCACTTGATCCATAGAGTGTTCTTCTCTAAAAGAAGCATTTTTCAAATGTGATCTTTTTTCTAAATGACCGTCACCTAAAATACTACCTATCAAAAGACCTTTTTGAAAATTTGAAAATGATGTTCTTTTTAGATCACCATATATGTGCTTGGGTTTTTCAAATTTTATATTATATTTTTTTAATGATGCCATTATTGTTTGTACTGAAACTCTTAATTCTGAAGCAGTTTCAAAAATATTACCTTTATATGTATTTTCTATTATTTCTCTTTCAATTATCATAAAATCTCCATTTCTGCTGATTTTCTCTATCTATAAGATTATTACTGTCTATCGACTAGTACTTATAGCCTCACGAGACCTTCCAGCATATTCGTGGTTTGCTTAATATGTCACCATATTAAGGAGCATGTGTTTTTGACTCTTCCTCGTAATTAGCTAGATCCTTCGCGGCACGATTTGCTGCTCTTGTAGCAATATCAATACGAGAATCTCTAGCATAGGTTATTTTCCAATCTGCTGCTGCATCTATTGTGAATGTTGGGACATAAACTTCTTCACCAATCAAATATTCTGTTACTTTAATGACCTGATTTATCAGGCGGGAGAAGTTCTTCGACCTCTCCTCTCATAGTCTCCTATGAGTTCGGACTATATCTTCACAGTTGTGTTTCACGTATAGTCTCTGGGGAATCTATTGTGTTAATTTAGCCATTCTTCCAACAAATAAATTTTCATATTCTGTTCGCCATTTACCCTTTCTATCTTTTCTTAACTCACAGTATTCTTGCATAAGCTGTGCTGTATCATATTTCGATACAAGATATTTTCCTGTATTTTTTATAATGTATAGTATATCTTCAACATTATTTATAAAAAATCTAAATATTCTGCGCTTACAAGTGCTTAAATGGTTTTTAGAAGGTAATTGACTATCAAAATAAAAAGATATATTTTTGTCAATAAAAAAAGCTTTTAACATATCACTCGCAGTAGGATTAGAAGTCGCTAAACAATAAGAAGCTGTACCTCTTTTGTTAATACTAAAGCTGCCATCACCATCCGTATAACCTGCCAACCATGGCCAAGTAATTTCATTTCGTATCTCTGGATATATTGGGATGTAACTTAAACACTTTCTACCTTTTTTATGAGCTTTAAATTCTGCCATAGATTCGTATAGAGATATCTCATAGTTACTATATGGAAGTTTGAAATTTTTTATATTATACCTAATAAATCTATCTCTTCTAGATATACAAAATTCCTGTAATAACTTTACTTCATCGTATTTTACTATAGAATACGGAAGTAATAACTCACATAAATCAATCACTTTAGTTATTCTACCTATTTCCAAATATTTAACTGCATTTCTATTAGTAGTAGGATTAGAATTTCTAACATGACCATTTATTCCATATTTATTAACTAACGTAGAGATTATATACTCCATCGTATCTAAATCAGTATTATTAATTATTGCTCTAGGACTATAGGAAATATACTTTTTCCTATTTTGTTTACTTATCCTAAAACAACCCTCTGCGTCATAAAAGCCTGCGATCCATTCAATTATATTCTTTTCTGTAATAGTTTCCTGCATGATTGTCTCCATGTATTATTTATTTTTACGATGTCAGTAAAATAATCTTTAGAAGATTTTCCAGCATTTAGTGAAATTTTACGAGAGCATTGGTTTAAATACCCTCAATGAAGTTCTGTGCAACATATCCAAGTCCAGGGAGCACCCAAACCGGAATTTCGAAATCTTCCACTCTGTTACTTATAAAGACCTCAGCTTTACCTGTTAGGCGGGGAGGCTCTTCGGCACTCCCTCTTGGCGTCTCCGCCAAGTTCAGACTATATCATCACCCTCGATTGAGGGGAAGAACGTATAGTCGTTGAGGAACCCTATAAAAGGTTTCCTGCTGATTGTCCCTATCTTTAAGATTTTCACTGCCCTAAGGCTAGTACCTAAAGATTAACAGGATGTTCCAGCATATAGTTCTTTTTATTTAACTTATATTACTATAAGTGTGGCCAAAGTCATCCAGCCACAGGATATACTGCTTGAGCTCCCGGACCTAGTCTTTCCACTGTAAAGAGTTGGCGCATAACTGATTCCAACTCAATTTTTTGTAAGATAGGGGTTGTCAAAGCGGCAGCAAAAGCACGATATGCTGCCATGCCTTCAGGAGTATTAACTTCGGCAGTTGCTTTGAACAAGTCCATCATTTCCTGTCTTTCCATAATTTCCTCCTAATAATTTATAATTTCGGATGTATAATTACATTAATCCGATTTTAACTCCTATTAAACAAGGAGTTTAATTCTAATTGGATAAAGTGTTGTGTTATCAATATTTGCTTGACATTTTGCAACACTTGCTCCCTTAACTACTCTACCAACAGCAGTTGTTGAACATCTTGCTCCAGTTTCACCACTTGCATCCTCTGCAGCAGCATCAGTATTATTAGTAACCCTTGCCTGATAAGACGCAGGATACAATGACTGTCCTGGTTTCATTTTAGTATCAACGGTGCCGTCAGTAGCATCACAAATATAATGAACAGTATCATAAATGCCAAGATGAGCTATACCCACTGGGACTGATTTATGACCAGTAATTGCACCTGATGCATTATAAAGTGGTTGAGCAATAGCATCACTAGAGCCCAAATCACCTGGCATATAGAAACCAGTTGGGTGTACCTGATGGTAACCTACTTTAACTTTCTGCATACTGAAACCAAAAGGTGTTTCTGTAACACCATGCTCCATTTTCTTTACCATTGGTTCCTCATTAGTAGCATCAGGATCTAGATATACTACTGAACCAGCATAAGCAACTACTCCTCCTACGCCGGCTGAACCAAAGGTTTCACTTTCTGCGTAGCTGCAAAACTGGTTTGCTATAACTGAATGTCTAGGAATAAACATACCTTTCTTTCCTCCTCGTTACTTTGATCTTTCAGGTGTCATGCTAGCTGCCATGGCTTTACCCATATCAGCATATTTTGAAAGCATGTCATCCGAAGGTTTATGTTCGAAATTCATAGCTGCTGCCATTGCTTGCCCAGGAGCTATTTGTGCTGGTGGGGTTGTAGTTCCCTTGGCTTTATTGCCTTGAGAAGCTGCTTCAGTTCCACCTTCATCACTATTAGAGTTATTTTTAGCTGCTTCTTCCTCAGCCTTTCTAGCTTCCTCTAATTCTTTCATGACAGACTCACGTAATTCTATGCGTTCTGCTTTATAAGCAGCAAATTCTTCGTCAGACATCTCTCTAACTTTAGCAGTTTGAGCTTCGATGTCATTAGCCATTGCTACTTTTACTTCCTCTAATTCAACCATCCTTGCCGCAGCAAGGGTGTCTTTCTTCATGTTTTCCAAGTCTTCTTCTGCAGAAGACAGTGATGCCTCGGTTTCCGATAATTTATTTTCAGCTGCCTCAAGCTTACTAGTAATTTCGGCAATTTCAGCATCTTTGCTTTTAATTGTTTCTTCCAAAGAAGCTTTAGTTGTTTCAAACTCTTCAGTTTTCTCTTCTAAACTATCAGTCAGATTAGAAATAGTTTCAGCAGACTCATTAAGAGCATCCTGTGTAGCCTGTCTTTGGGCTGCTTCTTCTTTTTCTGAAAAGATTTTAGTTACAGCTTCTTCAACTTCTTTCAAAAATTTTTCATCCATTAAGGTATTCCTCCTTGTAAAATGTATTACTAACAAAGTTTAGTAACACCAACCTGATTTCTTTTTTTGTTTTTATAGGACTGTTTAATTATTCCTTTTCCTCATCCTATTTTCAACATAATTTTAATTCATTAAGGGTAAGACTGTTGAGGGGCACCAGTTCCTCTAGTACTGTAAGCACTAATATCTACATCAGCACCCAACATTACCTGAACATTAAAAGTTACATCGTCAGATACCGAAGTACCTACTACAATTTTTACTTCATTGGTCTCAGTATCTTGTGAAATCCAAAAATCATCACCTGGATCTGAAGTAGGTGTAGCTACAAAGTTTCCATATGTAGCAAGATCCATGTCATAAAACTTGATTCCACTTACCACAGTAACTTCAGAAACTCCACTCGCTACCGTAGCTGTACTAGACCAAATAAAGGGTGCATTATGGTTATTACCATAATTCTTAAACATTAAAGCATATTTATCAGACGCTTTAACATTAAGCTGTTTAGGAGTACTCCTAAGTTTCCCTGACTGGGCTTGACCTAATTGTGGCATTTAGTTATTCCTCCTTATACCATTTTAAATTTATCAGCCTTTTCCAAAGCTGAAAGTAGACGATTAAGAGAACCTTTAGTGTCAATCTTATTCCGTCTATCTTCTAAAAGCTTTTCGACATAAGCATTAGCTTTATTCATAGCTATATTCCTTAAACAACCTTGGTCAGAGGCATCTCTGGAAGCTGATGTACATGTAGTAGAAAATTCAGAACACCAGTTTTCAGCTATAATTGAGCCTTCCTTATCTTCAAAACGCTTTTTATAACTAACACAAATACCTACTGTGTCGTCATAAGTTAGTGCTGATTCTTCTTCATCAGAAAAATTTACACTTTCTACTTCTTTAGAGGTTACATTATTCACAGGCTCTTCAGTAGAGGCTGTTTCCTCTTGTTCATCCATGTAAAAAGTCATAGTTTCAATATCTTTAGTAGCTACTTCAAGAACTACAGATGGTGGATTTGCAGGGTTTTTAACAATTCCGCAACCTGAAAAACAAATACCTCTAAGTACCCTTGCTATAGTACCTGAAGCAATTTCTTTACCATCTTTTATTACCTTACCTGATTTACCATAAATTTCATCATTCGATACTTCTATCCCAATTGAATTGGCTGTATCTCTAGTTATAATTAAGTCACCAATCTTAACATCGAAATCTTTGTAGTAACATTCCATCGAAACCATCCACTCATTATCTGCAATCTCTTTAGCAATTTCAGGAAATCTATTTTTATATACAATTGAACCTATTTGTATATGCATATTTTTTGAGTCTAAAGTTGCAGTTTCGGTAGAAGCTAATTCAGTCATATTTAACTGGGAACCTGACTCATCAGTAAAAGCATAAGAGTACAAATGCCCAATGATTTCTTGCTCCTCATGCTCTACATCTAAAGCCTTACTTACTATAGATTCTGCTGCATCGACCAGCTCTGAACCTAAAAAATAAGCATGGTTTAGATTTTCCCCGCTGGAAACAAAAATCGCACTAAAATATGACAAATCTGGTTGTTTTTCCTTACCTTCAGGTAGATCTATAACAGACGCCACTTCTTGTTTTAGTTCATCTGTTTCTTTCTCCATCTTAATACTTGCTGTTAAATAAAATTTTTGTGTATCATCCATATTATACTCCTATCTTTTATACTACATAATTATTCAATTTCATACGGTGTGCCTTCAGTTAAAGAACCCGCTGAATCAGTTAATGAACTTTCTGCATAGGTAAAATTACCATAGGTGCCAGTTCCAGAACCATCGTTAGGAAGTTTGGTTATGAAGATGTCTCTATCAGGCCCGTTGTCCCAAATACCTGTAACATAAATATTGTCAGAACTGTTAGTGGCGATGGCTCGGCCAAAGTTCTTACCCAACCTCCCGCAGCACTTTCAATTTCAACAAAATATTTATGACTCATAAAAAATTCACTCAAGGTCGGCCTAACGAAGCCTTGAGCAGCTTTGCCACGAATTTTTTTAAAATTCGCGTGGTAAATATTTGATAAAGTTGTCATTTTTATTCTCCTTAAGGTATTTACGCATTTCTCATCTCTTCTATATCATCTAAAAAGTTAGAATAATCATCCCCACTTAATACCTCTTTAGCTCCATCTAAAAATGCCCCATATTGCTCTTCAGTCATTTCTTTAATCTCTTCAACTGATGCTGATTTTTGTTTTTTAGTGGGTTTTTGTCCAGGCTGTTTATCTGGATTAGTATTAGGTGTTTTCTTTTTAGTCTGTCCTTTAGGCCGACCACCAGATGGTGTACCCGTAGGTGATTTTTGGGTCGGCTGTATCCCAGGACCTGAAGTTGATTGCTGGAACGGAGAACCTGTAATTCCAAATGTTCCATCTTTTACTAATGGTAACTCTTTCTTCATATTTTCCAACTCATTATTATAATCGAAACCTAATGCCTCTAATGCTGTTTGATAAGATAACATCCTCCTATCTACCATAGAACTTAAAGTACTCATATATAGAATTTCATCCCTTAAAACACTATCATCCCAACGAATTTTAGGAAAACGATCAAAACCCATGGCTTCGGCTATTTGGCGATACTCTTTATATATCCATTTCTCTACTTGACGCCTAGCATAATGAATTTCCTCCATTATGCCTTTAGTTAATAAACTAACTTCAGCAGTATTAATATCACCTGTACCGTCTATTAAAGCTCTAGTAACAGCTAAACCAGCGGTCATATCTTCATTAACCTGTTCATATTTAGACGGCCCTAAAATAGCTTCTATTTCTGGAGATACAATTTTTTCAATCTCTAAAGTATGATTCCATACTACATCAAATGATTTACTTGGTGTATCAAACAATTTTGCTACTGTTTCAAGTTCTTTCTGTGAAACTACAGGGTATTCGTCGTTACCTATTGTAATCTTTAATATATAATTCGATATACCATCTAAAGTACTCATATCAGCACGTTTAAGTGCCCTCTTATATTCAAGGGTATCAAACACCCTAGTAGATCTAGGTTTGGCATAACGCTCATAAGGTTGTTTCCTATAAGTTATCATTCCAACTAAACGTGAATCTAATTGAAATTCACCGCCCTTCTCTGACGCTTTTTTAAGCTCATTTGGTAGGGATTTAATAAGTACTTTCTCTTCTTCAGTAAGTTCTGATTTATCTTTTTTTAATAATTGTCCTAATTCTTGTGGTGGGGTTAATTTAACAGAAACATTATCAAATAACAAATTACCTTCTATATTTACAAGTTGATGATTTAACACGGTATAAGCTACAGGCAGATGACCTTTTGACCATATATTCTTTTTTGCAGCTTGCTCAATCTTTGCTAAAGTAGTTTGATCAGCGCCTGCTGTTTTAGCATCCCTAATTATCATCCTAATAGTTTCGTCTTTTTCTTCCTCATAACCATTATGAAGCTTATATAAACGATCTATTTCAGCTTTATCAGTAGTAGTATTAGTTTTTTTGCCAGGTATGGGTGATAAATAAGAGACTCTAGGTTCATATTTAGCCAAAACCTTATAAGTAACCACATGCCCTATCTTAAAAAAATCTAAAAATATCCACTCTAAAACCTCTTCAAAATTAACATCAAATGCCCAAGTATCATAAAACTGTTTTATATTTGTATCATCAATATCATTCTCAAAACCTTTCATAGCTAAAGTAGCTAAAGTATTTATAACTGACCCTATAAGGGGATCTTCGTAATAATACCTCTCTGCACTCTTAAAAAGATTTTTCGGATCATCTTCATGGGGAGATTTAGATAGACCTAAATCTAAATTTTGCCTTGAAATAAAATCTCTATTTATTGTAGCAGCTGATTCCATACCATACACATGTGGTTTAATGGCCATACCTGGTTTATCCAAAATAGCTAAATTTTGTTTAGTAGGTCTCAACATAAATGTAGATTGCCCAGTTTCTGAATTTACAGAAACCGATTCTATACCTGCATTAGGAAATCTGGCTTGTAAATCAGCTGTTAACTTATTTGTATCTAATGTATCTTTTTTCATAAAATTACCTATTAAACTAGAACATCTCCTGTACCAGAAACCGTAGTGGCATCGGTTGTAACTGGTTTGTATTTAGTTAGGTCTCTTCTTCCAATTAAATCATCCATAGTGTAAGTAATAGCACCAGTTCTTCTTTTTGTATAATCCTCTGGCTGCTCTTTATTTTTCCACCAAGGATCGCCTATAAAATCACCTCTATCTGACATATAAGAACCTCCTTTAAGTTAATTTAATAACTCTATTTAATATTGAGGTTAGTTTAATCTAACTAAAAACCTCATAAAAATCATCTATAAATTCTAACGGGGTATAAGGATCGAACCACCCCATTACCCTACCATTAGTTTTTAATAATTTCTTACTCTTTTTAGCTACTCTTTTTATAACAGGGAGAGTATCTTCATCTATTACATCATAAAAATCTAAAAATATAAAATCAAATTTTTTATCAGAAGTATCAATATAATCTAAACCATTTTTATTTATAATATTATGATCTTTATAACCAAACCTCTTTATGAAATCTGTATCAATATCTAATAAATCTTTGTAAGCTTTTATTACGTTACTGTTTATTTCTATAGTAGTTAAATCTGTTACATACGGTAATGACAAAATATATCTGGACACAACACCTAGTCCCAAACCTATTTCCAAAACACTACCTTTGGGCAAGTCCTTTAATTGATCCATATAATCTTTTATTTCACTACCTAGAGCCCATATATTATGACTAGGACCTATTTCTAAAAGTAAGTCATTGTCATATTCATAAACTTTAACATTACCGTGCTCTGATATTATTTTACCTTCATCAAAGTACATCAGTGTACCTGCCTCTTATCATTTAGGTTTTTTCTTTAAAACAGCTGCACTCAAACCTACACGAGAAGCTATTTTATTTCCCCCAAACCCTAAATTTCCAGTAGCACCTAAATAATCAAAAGATTGATTTGGTGTGTTTCTTCCTCTAACCAAACCACTTTCATTATAAAGAATAGGATCACCTTCTTCTTCTAATTCACGTTCAACCATTCGTGTACCGTGTGCTGCTAAAATAAGTGCAGAATATAAATCCTTATTCATACCTTTTGTTGGGGTGTCAAAATGAAGTATACCAGTAGGTGTTTGAGTTACAACAATGTTAAGTAATTGTGATTTTAAAACCTCTACTGACTTGTAAGCATTGGCTATAGCATCACTAGTAGAATCAACTGGCGGGGCTGGAAATAACACACTCTTATCTTCCAACATAGCTTTAGTTGTAAAGTTAGCATCAGAAATCCAAGAAGGATTAAAATTAACCATCTCAAGTATATGTCTTCCTTCTAAATGTGTATGATCTGGATTAGTTCTATCTATTATAGGTTGGACATCCCCATAACCCTCTTCTAATAAATCACAAACAGCTTTACCTCCACCACCTCTATCCATAAACATTCTTATAACGTTATAATGATCACAAAAGTTCTGAAGAGCATTAGTAAGAGCTTGTGTAGTTTGGGTCTTTAACTCTATTACATTTACTATTTTATTAGGCATTCCCATTTCAATAATTATCACACCACAACTAGCTCTACCACCCTGATTAGGGTCAACACCTATAATATAATTTTTATCTTTTACTCCGCGCATCTTTAAGGTAAAATCAGAATTAACAGTACATTCCTCCAACATAGAAGCTTTAAAAAATCCTTCAGAATCAGATATCATAGCTGCTTCATACTCCATACTATACTCTGATGAAGACATAATACGCTTAGCTTCAGCAATATTATTCAGATCCAAAAAGCCTTCCGGTAAATCCCAATATGGTACCTGCCAAACCGCATAAGAACAATCTTCACCTTTTTCTTCAGCTTCATTCATCATTCGCCAATGATCTTTCATACGTCTCCACATATGATTAAATTTATAATAACCAGAAGAAGTCATTATCATTTTATTAACCTTTTCGTCTGCAAAATCAGATTCTTGAGCAAGACCAGCATCAATCAACCTCTTTTTTTCTTCCAACCTTCTAACACGCTCCATAGGTGCCAATGCAGTAGCCCCCATCGGACGAAGAACAAGATCAAGTGTCATATCTGGAACTTGAGCTAACTCATCTACAAGAATTAAATAGAAACGAGACCCACGAATTTTATTACCGTCGCCCAATGGAAGAGCCTCAATATATGAAGGTGTTTTACCACCAATAGCTTTGAATTTAAGATAGCATGTATCAGAACCTCTAGTGGGTCTTTTAGCAGTAGCCTCACGAAGGATTGATGATTGATCATATAACTTTTCCACTTCAGAGAATATCATCTTTGAATTATGATTAATAAAACCATTAGCCCAATAACAATGTTCATTTTCTACTTCTATGTCTATTGAAGGAGCTTTAAATTTTGTAATGTTTTTAGGCTTAATAAAAAATACATCAAAATTAACTAATACTTTAAGATTATCAATCACATTATTTTTATAACTATCCATACTATCGTATATAATTAATAAACTTTCAATAGTATCTAAATTTAGTTTTTTTGTGCCTTGCTTTAATCTATTAATTATTTTACCTAGTAATTTAATATTATTTGAACCTCTAGTACAGTTATTTTTTAATTCTACTAATGCGGATAACAAATTTGTATTAGTTGCTGGAACAAAAGTATTAGATCTTTTTAGATTCATATCTACTAAATAGTTATGTAATAATTTACTTTTCCTGTCAAATCTAAAACCTATTAGCTCGTTAAATTTATACAAATCCTCATAACCTGTTATTCTTAACTTATAACCATCAGAACATTTAGAGGGTTTATGGCCTTGACTTAATTGTTTTATACATGCTTTATTACTTAAATTTAAATTAGAAATTATACCTAAGTTAAGTAAAACTGATTGAATCTCTTTAACTAATCTCTTTGAGGATGTATTAAAAGATACCTCACAATGTGGGTATCCATGTTTATGTTGTTGTATATAAACACTACCGTCTGTGTCAAAAAGTCCCTGTAGAAATGCTATGAAAATCTCTCTAGATGCTTTCTTAATTACATCTGGGACTTTTTTATCTAAAGCAGTTGTTTTTGTAAAGCCGCATTTTAATAAGTATTGTACTAGTTTTTTACAAAAATACTCTATTTCCCAAGTATTATTTTTTCTATTATCTCTTCTTATGTGCTCTTCTTTATTTACTAAAAAATATTCACGTAGATACCTATCAAATGAATCCAATAAGCCCTGATCTTCACTAACAAAATCTACACGTTGTTTTCTTTTGTTTTTACTAACAGAAACACAACCATCTCCTACAATTAAGCCCATCCAGTACGCTAAGTCTGGGGTTAATTCTTTAGGTATAATACAATCTTTTGTACGCCAATCATGTACAAATTCATCAAAATTGGGCATCGAGTTATCGTTACCAAAATAGTTGAATCCTTTTCTTATAACTATATAGTCATCTTCAGTAATATCTTGAAGTTCTTTATAAATAAAAGATAAATCGTTTCCTAAAACTAATATCCTATGATCTATTGTTCCAGATACCTCAAAGCCTTTATTAGACTCTATCAAAATACAGTCACGTTCAATATTTTTCCATTTATTTATAATAGTATTATTTGATTTAAATGACTGTACTTTAGTATAACCTGTGCTTATAGATTCGTAAAAATCTTCAACAGTAGAATATAACCCATTAGAAGTCCACAAGGTGTCGTAAGTTCCTGAAATTATTGGAAAACATTGGCGAAAGACTGGCCCAATTAGGCCTATCCTGTTCCCTGGATATAACATAGCTGACAAAGCTGCTAACAGACCAAGAGCAAAAGTTTTTCCATATCCACGCCCGGCCACACAGATTACATAGTTCTTAAACCACATGTCCCTAAATACCAAACGCTGGATAGGAGCTAAATCCACACCCAGCAGTTCGTATGCAGCAGTACAAGGATGAGCCCTGTA